TCTCATCGGCCTCTGGCAGGATACACAGAATGTGGTAAGTCGCCGGTTCTGGAATTTGCTTGGCCTTTTCCTCCGCTGTATTGGGTAACACTGATACCGGCCCGGTGGGGTCTAAGCTTTGGCCTATTAAAAGTTCTTGCATACGTTTCCTTTTTTCAAGCAAGGGGTTTTAAAGGGCACCCCCGATACGCCCTAATTTAATCGCCAACGAGCTTCTCGGACAGAAACGCTGGGATACGGGTTAAATTTTGTTTGTATTACGGCATCAGATACAGTAAACAAACCAGATGCATAATTTTTAGGAAGCCATATACGAGATAAACTGTTCCGGCATTCTGCATTCCATACATCTGATAAAACTTCATCTTCCGTCAACTTAGAAATATTCAATTCATCTTGCCATTGTTTTAACAAATTTACAGCACTTAGCGACCATTTACTTAGCATTCCAGTAAACAAAGCTTTATTTGTATTAACATCAAAAAGTATTTTTCCATCTAAATGATGATCATGAAGAGCAAACCAATTAACAATAGCAATATCTGAATCTTGCATTAATAAGTCAGGGTATTGAATTATTTCGCAATCACAATCAATCCATATTACCGGTCTATTATATTGCAGCAATTTCTTAGTAATGAATTTAGCTTTGTGTGATGTAGATTGCACCCAATTTGTAAACTCGGGCAGTTGCTCTATATCATGGTCAAGGTCATGTTTTTTTAAGGACTTTAGTAACTTATGCGCTAACCCTGGATAATCTCCATTGGGCGTATAGTAAGAAATAAATATAGGTTTTGTTGTAACATTAACCACTGATGTAGCAGGAAAAGAAAAATTATTTAAACATTTTTTTAAACCACCGCACATGCCTAATAATCTTGCCATGCTAAAAAATAAACTGTCATCGCTTAGAGCGTAGGCCGTATCTGCACTCGCTATAGCAAAGAAGTCCGTTAGTAACTGAAGAATCATCTCATGTTTGTTTGCGTCTTCTGTAAGATGATTGACGCCAGCCTGGGCGTTTGAGAAAACTTTAGACTCAGGACTTTCTGTCATCCAGCGGTCTATCAACATCTTATCATCGGAGATGACCCATGCTACGGGCGCAGCACCTCTTAACTCCGCCCACTTAGACTCAGACACTTCTCTATCGGTGCCGCGCAAATGCACTACGGGAAGATCAAAGTCTATTAGCCTCGCTTTTATTTCCTGAGCAATATCGTCATTCAGCCGAAGATGTTTGGGTAACTGATTAAAGTCATACTCTCTGTACCCTATGCCGGAATGTACCCAGACATCTTCATAATGTAAATTCTTTAGCGGCTCAAATTCCAATTCATTTTTTATATTATAGACCCAAGCATTGGCCGGAAGCATTAACTTGTGTTTCCAAAAAGATGGGTAAATGGTTGAGTACTTAATGTCTTTATCCGACTCTACAAATGGCAAGTCTACAAAATGAAAGTATTTATAAAAACCCTCCTGCCATATGGCGTCGTTCCAATCAACATATATACTTCTGTTGTATCTAAGCGCAGAGTTAAGGCAATAGGACAGGCATTGAAGCCGATCCCCAAAGCCTTGCCAGCCTTTACTAACAATATATTTAGTCGTCATTTTCCATTTTCTGCCGTAGTTCCTGAATATCAAGTCTGGCAAGGTTAAGACCGTAAATTACCCCGCAGATTTTTTGGTACTCTGCAAAATCTTTAACATTGCCACGAATTAACGAGCCGGTCATACGTTCTTCATGCTCATTAATTTTCTTCTCAAGTACGTCTATCTCAGTCATTTGAATTCCCTCCTAGTGCGATCCGACATTTTCTGATGATGGGTTAGAGCGTTCTGCATAGCTTTCTGGGCGTGGACATGCCCACCGTGCGCCATGCCTTGCTGGTGGACTTCCTGACTCTGACCCATTTCTTGAGCGTGTTTCTCTTGCAACATCTGTGCTTGCGCCTGCTGTTGCGCCATCTCTTGTTGATGTCTTTGAGCCATCATCTCCGGGTCTTCACCGGCCTGTCGTTGTTTAAGTTCCAACTCACTTTGTCTAATAGCTAAGTCGCCCTCGACCTTCTTAGCCTTGGTATCGGCATCTTGTTTCTTAATCTCCAACTCAGCTTGCTGCATCTGCACCACTGGGTTTTGCGCTTGCTCTTGAGCTTGCTGTTGTTGTGCTTTTGCCATGTTCAACTGCTGTAGCTGGACGGAGGCTTGTGCCACTAGCCTAGAAAGCTGAACCTCAATCTGCTCTGGCAGTTTCTCAGTAGGAGGAGGGAGTGGGACGCCTAGTTGCTCTTCAATCTTTCTCCTATATGAGAAGGCCAGATGTTCCGCAAGGTGAGCCTGGACTGCCGCGTTGATTTGTTGCGCCATTGGGTTTTGACCAATCTGCTGGGCAATCATTGGGTCTTTTAGAAAGGAAGTGTGGGCCGCAATATGAGCTTCCTGATCTTGATACATAAAGGCGTGTGTCGGCTCTCCTCGCAAGAACCCCATGTTTTCTGTAATGGGGTCGAGCGGCTGTTCGTCCTCTTTCATCGGTACTAATTTCTCAGCGTTCTTCACTCCTAGAACTTCAATCATCTGCCGGTGTAACAGTGGTAAGTTGTATATCTGAGGTGCGCCCTGGGCCAGTTGCATGATGGCCTGATACTGCATGATCCTTTGCGCCATCGTGGAGCTATTGGGATCACTGACAGGTATCACTTCAACCATGTCGTAGTCGGCCTGTTTGGCTGAGCGATTACCCTTCTGTGGGTCGTACTCATACTCCAGCGGAGCGTAGTCGCGGATGATGTTTTTGAGAAGCTTAAACTCCTGTTTCATGGAGTAGTGGACACGCGCTTGGACTGCGCTCATCACTTTAAGCTGTCTCTCAAGTATGGCTAGTGTTGTACCTACTGGCGCGTTGGCGCTCATGTCGCTGACCTTCATATCAGCAATAGAGCCTAGTCTGCGGCCCTCTTCTGTGATGCGCTCTAAAAGACCCGCCAGAACTTGCGACGGCTCCTTATAAGGCAGGGTCATAATGTTGTCGCGCACCGTACCGGACGCTACATCCACATCCCTGAATTCGCCGGGAGCGATAGGTGTGTCATCTCCCTTGATCCTTAGTCCTCGGGTCTTCAATCCTCCGGGAAGGTTGGACAGTGTGCCTGCATCTACCAGTTGGCGAATCAAGGAAGTACCCGCACGGGCGTAGCCGCCGATCAGGTGTACAAAGCCAAATCCATAAGCACCAAAACCGGGGATGTAGTCGTACTGGACAAAGTGCTGCCGCTTGAGTTTTAGGGCGTCATCCTCTTCCCAGTTTCTATAGATTGACAATACCTTATTGCTGCCTTTGTCTATGCTTACAATATAGGGTAGGGCAATGCCATCTTCATCCTCATAGCCGGGCATGTCGTAATCGACTTGAATCTCGTAGATTTGATATCGATCATCGTCCGTTAACGTGTAGCCTTGTCCTTCGGCTTTTTTCTTCTCTACATCGGTGTGTATCTGTACGGGTTCACCCAAGTCAATGTCGCAGTAGAAACCCGCGACTTGTAGTTTCTTAACATCGTTCTTGGTCTTACGCATGGTGTGCGTAACTCGTTCCGCCGTTCTTGCTCCGCTGGAGCCGTAGGGTATAACAATGTCTTCAGCCGGGATAAAGACTGAAGTCTGTCTTCCTAAGCTAGGGTCAAAGTACACCTTCTTAAACGCCGCTCCGGCCAGACCTAGATTGAACAGCATCCGCTCATGCTCTGGGCGATACTCCGGCATTTCTTCGGTAAGTTTAAAATTCATGTCCTCCCGCACACGTTCAGCCGCTTCTTCTTTGAGCCTGTCAATCGCACCAATAATCTCAGTCTTAACCGGGCCAGCCGCGGGGAATGTCTCAATAATAGTCTCGGATTGGAACCGAATTGCTGCTTCAGTTAGGACAGTAGAGTAAACTCCACAAGCTCCATTCCACGGCTCAGTCCGCTCCTCATACTTCATCCCTAAGACCTCTAGCCCGCGGACAAACATCTCCACCCAATCCTTTCGACTCGC